TGATGAAAACAACAAAGACCGTTTAGAAAACGGAAACTATGTTGAAACGTGTGGTAACCACTATGTACTACTTGTTACTGAACAAGGAGATGCAACTCCTGCTTTGATAACAATGAAAGCTACACAGCTTAAAAAGAGTAGAAAGTGGAACTCTATGTTACTTAATCTTAAATTAAATGGTAAGAATGGACTATTTACTCCGCCCTCTTACAGTCACTTTTATCGCCTTAAAACTACAAAAGAAGGCAATGATAAAGGTAATTGGTGGGGTTGGGAGATTAGTAGAGAATCTCAACTTGAGGATGCTAACCTTTACAATATCGCTAAAAGCTTTGCTGAAAGCGTGAATAAAGGTGAAGTTAAAGTTAAGTATGAAGAAGATTCTTCTACTACTACTGATGAAAAGGTTCCTTTTTAACTAACACGGGGCGGGCAACCGCCCCTTTTAATTTATGAGAGTATATGGAAGAAAGAGTAAAAAAGTTTAAGAGTATATTTTATGGACTGGATCGCGCTTATGGTCAGTATAAAAGTGATGGACAATTAGTAAACGGTAAAGCTGGTGGTAAAGCTTTTATATTAAAGAAGCCTGTTACAGATCAGTTATGGATTGATCATATAGAAGGAAAAGATCCTAGTCTTGGTATCATACCAATAAGAGATAATTCAACATGTACATGGGGTTGTATAGATATAGATACATATCCATTAGATCATAAAAAAATTGTAAGAAAAATAAGAGATTTAGAATTACCTTTGGTTATGTGTAGATCAAAGAGTGGTGGCGCGCATGTATTTATTTTTTTAAAAGAACCCGTGCAAGCAAAGTTGGTTCGTGATAAATTACAAGAATGGGCAGGAGAATTAGGTTATGCAAATTGTGAAATTTTTCCAAAACAAATTGAGATACAAGCGGATCGTGGAGATACTGGAAACTTTCTTAATCTTCCCTATCACGGCGGTGATGATTCTATGCGCCATGGTTTTAGTGACGATGGTAGTGGCGCTAGTCTGGATGGTTTCTTTTCTTTATATGATACTTATTGTACGGCCGAAAAAGATTTAAAAGAATTTAAAGTTAAAAGAAAAAATGAGATTGCATTAAATGATGGACCTCCTTGTTTATCTACATTGATGTCACAAGGAATACCACCTGGAGGGAGAGACAATACTTTGTATCAATACGCCGTGTATGCAAAAAAGAAATGGCCAGATGATTGGTCAGCAAAGATAGAAGAATTTAATTATAAATATATGGAGTCACCTTTACCGGCACAACAAGTTTTAAAAACAATAAAACAACATGAGAAAAAAGATTATCAATATAAATGTAAAGACCAACCAATGTGTGCTGTATGCTCATTAAATATTTGTAGAGGTAAACAATACGGTGTGGGTAATACATTTGAACACCAAGTTAGTGACTTAACAAAGTATGAAAGTGATGAATCAACGTGGTTTTTAAATATAGATGGTAGAAGATTAAAATTGTCTACAGATCAGTTGTATGATCAACATAAATTTAGACGTGCTTGTATGAATGAAATAAATGTTATGCCTAATATGATGAGACCAAATGACTGGGATAGTAGGTTACAATCATTATTAGATAATGTTGAAGTTATACAAATGCCACATGAAATTACAAAGACAGGTAGATTTGAAAGTTTATTAGAAAGATTTTTAGAAGATCAAGGAGAAGCAGAGCATGTCGATGAAATTGATATGGGTAAAGCTTTATTTGAGCAAAGAGATTACACTGATAAAATAAAAGATGAGAAGGGTGAAAGAGAAATAACTGTGAAAAAAATGACTGCTTATTTTAAATCAGAATGGTTACAAAAGTTTTTAAAAAGAAATGATTTTAAAGATTTTAGTACAACTGAAATGGCTGCTCACATTAGAAATAAATTAGGTGGCGGTGATACAAGAAGAAAAGTAAAAGGTAAGACAGCTTATCTTTGGTTTGTTCCTTGGCTAAGAAAAAATAGTGATGAGTTTTCTACACCAGATATGGGAGAGGAGACACCGTTTTGAGAAATATTATTTTTGGACCACCGGGCACAGGGAAAACGACACACTTGTTACGTATTGTAGAAAAAGAATTACGTGAAAATAAAGTTAATCCAAATAAGATTGCCTATCTTGCTTTTACAAATCAAGCAGCAGATGAAGCATTGTCGCGTGCTATCTCACAATTAAATTATAATACAAAAGACTTTATGAACTTTCGCACACTGCATAGTTTAGCGTACAGAGAGTTACATTTAAAAGAAGAAAACATTATGAGTGATGATGACTATGCTCATTTATCAAATAAATTACAAATAAAATTAAGTAATCCAAATAAAAACTTTAAGGCTTACGGTACAAGTTTTCCAGATGATATATTTATGCAAGTCATTGATGGTGCAAAGATACGAGGACTTACAACAGAAAACTTTTTTAATGATCCAAGTATCGGACATCTACCAGGCGGTATTTTAAAGTTAAAATATATTGATGAAGCATTAATTAAATACAAAAGATCTAGAAATAAATATGACATGACAGATATGATTGTTGATTTTAATAAAAAACATTATGACCTCATGCCAAGTTTTGATGTTGTTATTATTGATGAAGCACAAGATTTAAGTTGGTTACAATGGAAAATGGTTGAACGTGTTGTGAGTAATGCAAAACGTGTTTATGTAGCAGGTGATGATGATCAAGCTATTTATCGTTGGGCAGGTGCAAGGCCAGAATATTTAATGAATATGGAAGGCACACGAACAATATTAAATAAATCATATCGTTTATCACAAGCTATTCATGCAAAAGCTAATAAACTTATTAAACGTATAGAAGATAGAGTTGATAAAGAATGGACAGCTCGTGATGAAAAAGGTCAAGTAAATATACATCCTGTTGAACAATTACAAAAAATGAAAGAAGGAGAATGGTTAATACTTGCAAGAGATAGATATCGTTTAGATAAGTTAGAAGAAGATTTAAAAATTTATGGTTACTTCTTTGAGCGAGGAGATAGAACATCTATTAATAAACGTGTGCATGAAGCAATACTTGCATGGGAAGATATACGAAGAGGAAAAGCACTTGATGTTAAAAGAGTAAAATCTTTTTATAATTATATTAAAACAGGAACCGGTGTTGATAAAGAATATAAATCAATGAAGAATATTGATAAAGAAAAATTATTTACTTATGAAACATTAACAAAAGATTATGGATTAAAAATAGATAAAGAATTACCCTGGTTCAAAGCACTAGAAAATATTCCAGATGAAAAAAGAACTTATGTACGTATGTGTTTACGTCGTAAAGAAAACATTAGACGCGCACCACGGATCAAATTGTCAACGATACACGGATCAAAAGGTGGTGAAGCAGATAATGTTATGCTATTAACAGATTTATCTTTTAAGACTGATGCAGAGTATTGGAAAAAAAGAGATGAAGAAAGACGTGTATTCTATGTGGGAATGACGCGTGCAAGAAATACTTTAAATATTGTTCGGTCACAATCGGACAGAGAATTTACGGAGGCATTTTAATGTTTACAATAGACACTGCTTTGAAACAAGTAAGTGTAACAGAAAAGCAAGTGAAGAAAATACGTGCTGAGTTACCAAAACTAAATCGTGAAAAAGTGGATCGTGAGTTGAAAATATTAGTACTTGATTTACAATTACTTACAAATGATTTACAATCTATAAAAATAAGGGAGAAAGATGAAAACTAGAGAATATTTAGATACTGCAGCAAAAATAGTTACTGGTCAACGACAACGTGATTATGGAAATAAATATGAAAATCATAAAAATATTTCTGATTTGTGGAGTGCTTATTTAGGTAAAAAAGTATCTGCACATGACGTAGCTATATGTATGTTGCTTGTCAAAGTAGCAAGACTTAAACATAGAACCACAGAAGATTGTTACATAGACATGGCGGGATATGCAGCAATTGCTGGTGAAATAAATGATAAGGATAAAAATGACACAGATACCACTATTTCAACCACCAAGTGAATGGACACCACCAGAAAAAGTACCAGATTTATCTGATGCTAAAGAAATTGCAATTGATTTAGAAACATATGATCCAGATATAAAAACAAAAGGTCCAGGTTGGGCTATTAACAATGGATATGTTGCCGGTGTCGCTATTGCTGTAGAAGGTTGGAAAGGGTATTTTCCTATACGACATGAAGGTGGTGGTAACTTTGATGAAGCCATACTTAAAAGACAAGTACAAAAGATCATGGATCTACCATGCGATAAAATATTTCACAATGCATCATATGATGTAGGGTGGCTACGTTGGTGGGGTGTAGAAGTAAAAGGTAAAATTATTGATACCTTAATTGCAGCGCCTCTTATTGATGAAAATAGATTTAGGTATTCACTAAACGAGCTAGGTAAAGATTATTTAAAAGATACAAAGTCAGAAGCATTATTATATGAAGCTGCAAAAGAATGGGGTGTTGATGCAAAAGGAGAAATGTATAAGTTACCAGCAATGTATGTTGGTCCTTATGCTGAGCAGGATGCAGATTTAACATTACGTTTATGGCAACATTTTAAAGTAGAATTAATTAAGCAAGAGTTATCAAGTATATTTGATCTCGAAACACGGCTCTTCCCATGTTTACTTGACATGAAAACAAAAGGTGTTCGTGTTGATTTAAACAAAGCAGATAAAATAAAAAAAGATTTACAGAAAAAAGAAGATAAACTTTTACTACAGATTAAAAAAGATACAGGTGTTGATGTTGATGTATGGGCTGCTGTTAGTGTGGCAAAGGCATTTGATAAATTAAATATTAAATACGAGCGCACACCAAAGTCTAATCAACCAAAGTTTGATAAAAACTTTTTAGTAACACATAAACATCCACTTGCTAAAATGGTTGTTACAGCAAGAGAATTTAATAAAGCACGTACAACTTTTATTGACACAATATTAACACATTCTTATCACAGTAGAATTCACGCCGATATCAATCAAATGCGTGGTGAAACAGGAGGAACGGTCACTGGTAG